ACACTACTAATAATCAGATCATCTATAATTTTAGTGACCCGTTGTTAGGAGCAGTTGCAAGTTTTGATGCACCACATAACAGTAACGGTAATGACTCTGATGCTGATTATCCAAAATTTTTACAAATAACAGACGAAATAACCACGTTATATTTAACAGCCGATACATCAACATGTTCGACTACCGATGATATTCAAATATTTGTTGAAGAATTAGAACAAAAAACTAGACCTTATGATTTTGGTACAGACGCTATTGAGCGGTTGCGTGTAGCAGCACCTCAGTCAATGCTTGACGCTGACTTTGAGTATGGACTCCAACCAACTAAGTGGCAAGCAATTGGTATTGCCCGTGGATATCCGTCGGTGTATGAAGTCCCGGGGTCTGATACTGCGGTAGTTAGTGTAGTAACAGATGCATCTGCCGGTGCCGGCGGCACCGGCGAATCTTTGATTACTGTAACAACACAAGGTGCTCATGGATTTACCGCAGGAACCCCAATCACTATCCGCTCATTAGCAAATACAATTTCTGGTTTTAGTCGAGCAGAAGGTACATTTATTATTATCAGTGTAGGTACTCCGACAACATTTACATACTATGCCACTGCTAAAGTAGGAACTAGTAACGGTCAAGTGCTAGCTACCTCATATAGTCAATTACGGAAAGGTGCGTTTTATACCGGAGCAAATATTGGAACCCCAACATTCTCTGTAGCAAGTAACGGTGTTGCCGGGTCGTTTACTACAAAATTTATTACGGCTACAAACACTGATCAGATGGCAGTTAATGGAATACTGCCATCGTTGGGTTCACCGATTAACGGCGCCGGAATTTCATCAGGCACACAAGTGTCGGGCACTGTTGGTGCAGGCGGATTAGTACTCACAGCTAACGTAGGATTGCCAATTAATATCGGTGATACTGTAATAAATGTAATCGACTCGACTGGAATTTTAGAAGGGATGGCAATCGATAATGGGTCCGGTACTGCTGTTTTTGTAAGTAGTATTGCAGATACAAATATTAGTTTAACTCAACCGGTAACTACTGCTCGTTCAGGAAGTACTCAAACTTATACAAATATTTCAGGTACTAATATTACTCCTGGCGGTTCTAGTGCAACTTTTAGTGTAGATAGGACTGACGGGTTGTATGCAAATCTACAAATTGTTGATGGTGGTACAAGCTATGTGGCAAATACTAAAATTAAAATTTTAGGATCTGCATTAGGCGGAGTTGACGTTACAAACGATATAATTTTAAAAGTAGCAACAGTTGATGTTGCAGGAGTAATTACTGCGGTAACATTGTTATCAGGCACTAGCGTTATTGGAGAACGTTCGTATTCTGCATTGTTACAAGATGCTACTATTGGCTCAGGTGCTGGAGCAACTTTTGATATATCAACAAGCGCCGGCATCTATCTAGCAACAATAGTAGCACCCGGCAATGATTATTTGTTCGGAGATACATTAACATTCTTAGGCAGTGCATTAGGTGGAGTTGATGTTATAAATGATTTAACTATTACTGTTACTTCGGCTACTAGTGGCGCCGGAAATATTTTAACATTTGATGTTGCAGGAGCACCGGGCACAAATGATACTACATTTACTCCATTAACTGGTACAAAAATAACAACCGGGACCGGTGCATCGTTTGATGTGACACGCAGCGGCGGATTATATATTACAATTGTTCCTAACTTAGCTGGAAACACTTATAGTGTTAACGATGTAATTTTAATTACAGGAACAAATTTTGGTGGCACATCTACTGCCAACGATTTAACCATCACTGTTACTAGCACAGGCGTATCTGGTGATATAACTGGGGTATCTGGTGCTGGCGCAGCTATAACTGGAGCAAGCATTGAGTTTTACTCTGCAATATCTTTAAGTGATGTAACTACCTCTGCAATTCCAGACGGTACTTCAATTGCTACTGCGGCCATTGCTATTATACAAATATCATTTACTGGTCCACACGGGCTAGTACCGGGCGCAAATCTACTAGTTGATATTACTAGTGCCGGTACTAATCATGCGTTTGCTAAAGGTCCATTCTATGTAGAATCAGTGCCATCGACGACTACTATTCGTTATACTGCTAGAGCTGTAGGTACTATCGATACCGGAACTGCGTTACTAGGAATTGTGTATGCTCGTCCGGATAGTTACTTTATTCATAGACCGTACGATGGCGGCGTACAATTAGGAACTGGTGGCCCGCAACACGGAGTGCAGGCAATTCGTATGAGTAAGAAATATATTCGCTACCAATCTGGTAAGGGTATTATGTACACTACTGGAGCATTATTTGCACCTAGTTATAACTTACAAGCGATCTCAGCAGACGGCACAGTTGTTGGGTCGTTTATTACAGTAACCACTGATGACGTGGATCACGGTTGTCAAGTAGGTGGCCGTATTAGAATTATTGGGGTTGACACTGCCGGGTATAATGGTGAATATAGTATTGTTGACGTACTAACTGAACGTATTTTTAAAGTACAAGCGCAAACTACACTAGCAAACGTATACGGATCAATCACTACATCGGCACAAATGTCAATCTTAAATTGGCATGGTGCAACAGTCCGTGCTGGAACATTTGACGACCAGAACGGTATGTATTGGCAATATGACGGAAGAGAATTAGCAGTAGGGCGTAGATCAAGCACCCTTCAACTATCGGGTGTGGCAAGTATTCCAAAAGATGGAAATATCTTAACTGGGGTTAATACTCGATTCCGTGACCAAGTTAAAGCAGGTGACAGGATTGTTATTAAAGGAATGACCCACGTAGTGTCGGCGGTAACTAGCCAGACATCAATATCAGTGACGCCTGACTATCGGGGAGCAATCGCCGCAACTGCTGCTAAAATATGTTTAGTTCAAGACTTAATTGTTAAACAGAGTGAGTTTAACTTGGACCGCTTAGATGGTACTGGTCCAAGTGGTTATGATTTAGATATTACAAAAATGCAAATGATCGGCATGCAATGGTCATGGTATGGCGCTGGATTTATTGACTTTATGTTAAGAGGTTCGGACGGTAATTATGTATTTGCTCATCGCATACGCAACAGCAACGTAAACACTGAGGCGTATATGCGAACTGGTAACATGCCAGTTCGCTATGAGGTTATCAATGAGGGTGCTATTGGGAAATTACGCCAATCTATTACTGCTACTCAAACAACAATTCCGTTAATAGATGCATCACAATTTCCAAATGAATCTGGTATTGTGTATATCGAAAACGAATTAATTGCATTTAGCGGAAAGAATGGTAATGTATTAACTGGCTGCACTAGAAACGCTCCGCTAGTAAACTTTGTAGGTGGCGCTCAACGTACATTTAGAGCCGCAGCAGCAACGGTCCACGAAGTTAACACTGGGGTGATTTTAATCAGTAATACAATTAGCCCTATTATTAGCCACTGGGGTTCTGCGATGTTAACAGACGGCCGCTTTGACGATGATCGTGGATATTTGTTTAACTATGCATCTACTGGTATTCAAGCATCTACTACTAAACAGACTGCATTCTTAATTCGTCTAGCACCTAGTGTATCAAACGCCATTATTGGTGATTTAGGCGAAAGAGAACTTATTAATCGTGCGCAATTGTTGTTGAAGTCGATTGCTGTAACATCAGATTCAGGGACAGGTGGTTTAGTTATTGAAGGGGTGTTGAATCCACAAAACTATCCAATTGACCCAACCGCAATTTCCTGGTCAGGCCTAGCAGGTAGTTCGGCCGGCGGCCAACCATCTTTTGCCCAAGTAGCTCCTGGTGGATCTGTATCATGGGCCGGTGGTGCTAGCGTGACTACGTCAACTGCAACTACAACTTCTGCCTTAACAGGTACCGCATCAGTACCAAACAACGCATTATTTCAGTCAGCAATTGGGTCAAGTGTATTGTATGTAACTAAATCAAGTTGGGATACCCTTGGAGCATTGCCGGGTTTCAGTGTTGCGGCAGCTGAAACAAAGTACCCAGCGGGTACAACAGTATCATCAGTTACTGCTAACCCAACCCCAGTCGCTACTACTCTAGGATTAATTATCGGTAATGCTACAGTACCAAACAACTCAGCATTTGGCGTTGGAACAAACGTTAACTACATTAACGTTACACAAGCATCGTGGCAAGCTCTAAATGCAGGTGTTGGTAGTTTAGTATATGGCACTGCTGATTTCCCGGCAGGCACGTCTGTTACTACTGTTAATGGTCCTGGCATTTTTAACGGAATATCGTACTATCAAGTTATACTTAGTGCAAACTCAATTAAGGCTCACCCCGCAAATTCATCAGTTCAGTTTTACATTACTGGCCAAGCAAGTATTGGGGCAACTTCACTAAACTTTACACAATCATCGTGGGCTGGTCTGCCGATTGGTTCAGCTGTAGTGACTAATACTGTAAACGATACTGGTAAGTTTGCCGTCGGTACCCAAATACAAACTATTAGCGCATTAAAAACATTTGCCGGCACTAACTACTATACTGTTACATTTAATACTACTTTATTAACAGCACTTGCTCCGTCTGTCGGAGTAGCATTTACTAATATTGCATATTATACAATTATATTAAGTAAAGCTGCTACAAGTACTATTGCAGCAAACGCAACAGTATCATTTACTCCTGCTGTTATTAGCACTAATACTTCGTTCTTATACTTTACACAAGCTTCATGGGAAACACTAACAAGCTCGTATGGCGCAACAACTGGTACTGAAATTGTTGACGTTCTTAAGTTTCCGTCAGGTACAAAGATATCGTCAATTGGAACTCTAAGTAGCTTCGGCGGCACTTCTTATTATCGTGTTAACTTTACACAAAGTTCGATTGCGGCGATCGGCGCTGCTAGCGCGGTATCATTCCAATTTGGTTTACCGCCTTATGCACAACCGGGTGAAACTGTATTTTCGTTTATTGCAGCTCCCGGAACTGCACAGTCACTAGACCTAAATGACTTGAAAGAATTGACTAATACTACATTGGGTGGTCGAGGTACATATCCAAACGGTCCGGATGTATTGGCTATTAATGTATACCGAGCATCCGGTACTGGAAGTCTTGCTACTAACGTTGTTATTCGTTGGGGAGAAGCGCAGGCTTAAAGACTATCGATTATATCGATTACTGTTTGGATCTTAGTTTGTATGATGCGATTACGCAAACTAAGATCCAAACCCTTATGTACAGGTTTAGGAAGATTGTCTAAATCAAACCACCCCCATGCAATATGTTCGTCACTTAGTACTGGTATAAACTCGCCTTCCACTACACAAAAGTATGTATGAAAGTTAAACATACTGTCGTTACTAACAAAACGTTCAAGCGGAATAGTCTTTTTAATATCGGGCATTGCACCCAATTCTTCTTCAATTTCTCTACGTAGGCCCTGCCATGCTGATTCATGGGAATGATTAGTACCTCCTACTAATCCCCAACGTCCTGCATGTTTGCCTTCTGCTTTTTGTAATAATAAAAATCGTTTCGATGATCGTGCGCAAATTAATGCACCCGAACAATCAATGATGTCAGGATTAGAAGTTATAATTCTAACCTCCAATTACCGCGCCTGTAATCACCGTCAAAACTCTTCACCCAGTTAACTCCGTTCCACTTGTATTGCACTAGTGTATAGATATTTGTCTGATAAATCAAGTTTTCTGAGTTTTCATCTGCTGAGAATATTACCCACCATTTGCTTCCATCCCACTCAATAATATCATTTGCTTCTGCAATAAAGTCAGTACCGTCGGAGTTTTTCCACGCATCGGGACCGTCTTCATTTAAGTTTAACACATACGTAACTGTACTTCCTACTGGTGCAAATGCAGCAAGAATAATAACATAATTGCCGTCTCGTTCTAATGGAGTTGCTTGCCCAACTTCAGTTCCATTAACAAATACATGGGAATCGTTTACTTTGCTAAATTCAACTCCTGTAATAATTCGTTGAATTTTTAATCCAGTAACAAATGTATCACGAACCCCGCCACCAATATTATCAATGATCAAATACCTAGTTCCGGGTACTAGATTAGATGGTCCAGTAGTTGTGGGATCTATTACTGCATCAAAACTACCCCAAGATTCTGACAATCTAGTAGGACCTGCAACCATATCGTTTGTTGGGTAAGTATCGCCGTCCCAGTTAACAACCATCTCAGATTCATCTAATGGATTTACACTTAGGTACCCAACAACTTCACTACCGTCAGGTTGTAACAAATAAATTTTAGTTAGTCCAGGAGTGTATGAGCCCGGATGTTGTTGTAATATTACATTCCAGTTTAGCCAAACTCCGGGCTGTGTACTGCTTACTAGTTTAATCTTTCCTTCGGATACTACAATATCAAAATTACCCAGCGTAGTTTTTGCACTGGCAATAGAATTTGCAGGGTATGACTGTCCTGAATCAACGTATACACCTAGCCCGTCAATATATGAATCACTCATACCTGAACTATCAAATGTGCTTGAAATAATATTTGTTACAACACCTAATTTCTTAACCTTAGCAGGTGGTGTAATCCATATAGGAGTAGTTAGAGTAAGCGTAGCAATATCAATTTGTGTTCCGGTACCCACTGGTACTGTACGACTAGTAAATGATACATCTCCTAAGTCAACGACTGTTAAAGAAGTCCAGTCTACAAAGTTATCAGTTGTTTGTATTTCCAAACTTGGATTAAACAATACTAGGATCTGTTCCAATATTTGTAATTTTTGTTCAGTACTAGTTGACCATATATCTGCCTTAACTGACAGCTTAAACGGAGTTGGCATTAGTCGTTCAACTGTATAATTTTGTCCTTGAGTACTAGTATATGCTCCGGTATCGGGATCAATATCACGTTCACGAATATGCATTTTACTAACTAACGTAGCATCACCGAGTCGACTGTTATCAAGATCAAGATCGGTAATATATACTGCAATTCGAGGAGCACTTTGAAGTGTATTTTCTGAATTTTGATTAATAATCGAAGCAGCCTGGCGGTCTTGGTCACCGTACATAACAGGAACACGTACTAGTGTACCATCTCCGTATCTAACTACAAAATTACTTAACAGCCTGACTACTTGGAGTAAGTATCGGCGTATTTGGCCGTCGTAAAAATATTGCATTATAGATCCGCCTTAGGTTTAAGTGCCTTGCTCAATGCTTGGCGTTCTGCAACATCTTCCCCGGCAATGTTATCAGTTGCGGTATTATTAATAAATCCAGTTCTGAAAGTTTGTTTAGTATCAGTATTGGTCATTGTCATACGAATAGCGTGATCCGTCATACCTAAACAATCTATTAGGTAAAAAGTCTGTGCGTAGGAAAAAGTCCCCATCAATTGCTCCAGCTGGAAATCCAATACCGTGCCCAAACTCAACACCGTTAGGGGGAATGCCGTCTCCTAGCAAGTATCCGCTATAGCCAGTACGATTTGGTCTGGCTCCAATCCTACTAGCATCCATCTGCGTACTAGATGCATCTGGCGGCGCTGTGGTGTCATCTACTGTGATAAGAGCAGGGTTGCCAAACTCGTCAGCTGATAGTGAATAAAATTGTTGAGTCTCATATCCACTCTTTGGAGCATTAGCTTCTGCTTGAGCAAGAATAGCATCATTAATTTCAAGACTTTTAGTTTGTGTACTTAATATACTTTGTAAACTTGCGCCAGAGTATACACTAAATGGTGCATTAAGGTCAGTAGGCAATGTTCCTGCAGTAGTTGTAGCAGTTACAGTATACAACGTTCCTTGATAGCGGACAATTTCACCCACTGTATAAATTGCTGTAGGATTATAATCCCCAACAAAATTAGCATCTTTATTTGTGGGAATATTAAGAATGTCAGCATACTGTTGCTGGTCGCTAATCTTACCTAATTTTAATCTGTATAAGTGTGGATACCATGTTCGACTAAATCCTTCAGCAGCACGACCAACTTCGCTAACAACAAAGAATCTTGGCAATGCTTGGTCAGCATCGTTAAGTGCAAATTCATCTCGTAAATGTGGAAGCTCTACAACGTCACCTGCTAATGGCTTACGCCCAACCAATTTAATAAAGTCGTTAATATGAACAGTCATAAACACTGTGTCGTTGTCAATAAACAAGCCAAATTGACTTAGGTTAAAGTCAATATCAGATACATTATAAACGCCGCGCACTGTATATATTGAGCTGTCGTATTTCCTATCACGATTTTCAAGGAATAATAAATCTTGTATGTTAGTTTCTTTTACAGCATCGTACATAGGCATATCCGCAGTACTTTCACCTGTTAGCGGATTTTTAGGCCCTAGGTATTTGTGCAGATATAAGTCAGTACCGCCCACCTGAAACATCTCAGACATGTTGCGATCGTGAAATTTGTAATCGTTGCCTTTCTCGGGCTTATAAAGGGATAAACGTGGCATAGTCTAGTATTTAGCGCATAAATACTACGGGAGATACAAATGTCAGACAATCCACAACAAGTTAAACAACAAGTTTTTGATTATTGCCGCGCCATGTTGGGCGACGGTATGATTGACGTTGAGCTTGACCCTATACATTATGAAACAGCATTAGATCGTGCATTAACACGATTCCGTCAACGCAGCCCAAATGCTGTGGAAGAAAGCTACAGTTTCTTAACCCTCGAGAAGGACAAAAATGATTACATTTTGCCTAAAGAAATTATTAACGTGCAGTCTGTTTTTAGAAGAACATTGGGATCAAGAACTGGCGGCGGAACTGGAACAAACTTTGAGCCTTTCAATCTTGCGTATACTAACACGTACCTTTTAAACAGTACGATGATGGGCGGCATTGCTACGTATTTTATGTTTGCCAGCTATCAAGAAATGATAGGTAAAATGTTTGGAGCATACATTGAGTTCCAATGGATTCCTACAAGCCGCACACTAAGAATACTACAACGTCCATTTAGTGAAGGCGAAGTAATAGGTCTACGCACACAGAATTTTAGACCAGATTATCTTATCATCGACGACATTTATGCTAAACAATGGATACGTGATTATTCACTAGCCAACTGTAAAATGATGTTAGGTGAAGCACGCTCTAAATTTGCATCTATTGCTGGTCCGCAAGGTGGAGGAGCATTGAACGGTAATGACCTAAAGTCAGCAGGCAAAGAAGAACTAGCTGCATTAGATAAAGAATTAGAAACACTAATCAGTGGCGGTACTGGTTATGCTTTTATTATAGGTTAATTATGAAAGTACACGAAATTATTTCAGAGTCAGCTGCGTGGAGACGCAAAGAAGGCACCAAGATTAAAAGCGGTGTCAGAGTCAATAACTGTGTGCCCAACGAAAGTGTCGAGGAAGGTTTAGACAATAAAGCAGAAGCATACAAGGCACATTTATTAAAGACAATGCCACAACTGATGGACTTTTTAGCTAAGTCTGTCAAAGGGTGGAGTCCAAGTGAAGAAGAAATGTTAGGTGCTATTGATACTGCCTATATAGTTATGAAACATACCGGTGATAAGAATCAAGCAGGCAAGGCTCTAATGGATGAATTAAATACGTTACACCGAATGAGTCAAGGGCACAAGCTAGCAGAAACTGCTGCCTGGCGCCGCAAAGAAGGCAAGAACAAAAAAGGCGGTCTCAATGCTAAAGGTGTTGCTAGTTACCGTCGCGAAAATCCAGGTAGCAAACTACAGACAGCAGTGACTACTAAACCTAGTAAACTAAAAGCAGGTAGCAAAGATGCTAAACGTCGTAAATCATTCTGTGCTAGGATGGGCGGCGTTGATGGTCCAATGAAAAAACCCAATGGTGATCCTACTCGCAAAGCACTGGCCCTTAAAAAATGGAATTGTTAAAATGAAAGTACATGAAATTATTACCGAAGCTAAGGGTATGAAGAAAATTGACGACACCCATAAGGCTGCTATGCAAAATGCCATGACATTTCCCGCTATGAATCAAAGCACAGGCTCTGCATATTTAGGATGGCGTATGGGTATTGCAATGGCAGGCGCACCCACATATCCAACAAAAATGAATGCAGACAATTGGATCGGTGGCGATCCGTTATTATCAACTTATACTAAAGAAGAAATGGACATTGTTAATGCCGCTGCTAAAGCAGTAGGTGGCGGGTCTGCTCAAAATTGGAGCGGTGATCGAAGCAAAGAGATTGCCGGAACCAACACAACTAGCACTGTTGCTAAACGTAAAACGAACAAATACGGCATATAAATCTCTTGACCCCGTAACAGAAGTGTTATATACTAGCACTACTTTACGGGGATTCTTATGATTATAGGCGTATGTGGGTTTATCGGTTCGGGCAAAGATACAGTCGCTGACTACCTTACTAATTTTCATGGCTTTAGACGCGAAAGCTTCGCTAACTCATTAAAAGATGCAGTGGCACATGTGTTTGGATGGGACAGAACAATGTTAGAAGGTCGTACAAAGCAAGCCCGTGAATGGCGTGAACAACAAGACGATTGGTGGACAAATCGACTGGGTATGGTAATTACCCCTCGCTGGATCCTACAATACTGGGGCACAGAAGTTTGCCGAAAAGGATTCCACGACGATATTTGGATTGCAGCATTAGAGAATAAACTCCGTAACAGCAAAGATGATATTGTTATTAGTGACTGCCGGTTCCCTAATGAAATCAAATCAATTAAGGAAGCCGGCGGCATTGTAGTACGTGTTCATCGCGGTCCCGAACCTGAGTGGTATGAAGCAGCAATCAGCATGAACAAAGGTGACAGGGGTAATATGACGTGGGCCCGGAGTTCTTCTATTATCGAAAAACTTGGGATTCATGCTAGTGAAACAGCGTGGGTCGGAACTAAGTTTGATGTTGTGCTAGACAACAACAGCACTATAGACGAGTTGTTTGCTCAGGTCAAAGATCTGGTACAAGATCACCTTGCTTCCAACGAATCCCTTCTTTGTGCAACACCCGAGCACAATTAGCACAAATAGTTTTTAGATTTGTAGGGCGACTATTATTAAGATTGCCGTCAACGTGAAATACGTTGAACTGTTCTGAAAACTTTGATTTAAACCCGCATTTATCACATACGGATTTCATGCGGTATCCGTCTTTATACCACTTAGGCTCCCCACTGCGTATCCCGCCGTGGTGTAGACACGCCTCGCATTTTTTGCGATAGTATGT